GGCTACGGTATCCGCGACTACGTTGACCTCATCGAAGAGATGGAGGGTGAAGAGGACATTTTTGAAAGGCTAATTGACCCCAGATTAGGAGCGGCAAAGTATCAGGTTCAGGACGGTTCATCTTCGATTATCGAGGATTTGAACGATGCCGGAATGGTTTGCATCCCTGCTCCTGGGTTGGAAATTGACGATGGATTGCAAGCATTAATCGGGAAAATGGCATGGGATACATCTAAGCCGTTGGATTCCGTCAACCGACCCCACTTTTACATTAGCTCTGACTGCGAAAACATCATCCAAGGGCTTTCGGAATACACCGGAGATGGAGGATTAAAGGAAGCATGGAAGGATGTTATTGACGTTCTGCGTTATGCTGCAATCGCTGGGATAGATCATGTTGACAATTCCGTCAGTTTGGTTACAACTCAGGGAGGTGGAGGCTATTAACATGAGTGCAAAAAAAGAACCAAAGAGACGTGGGCGACCCGCAAAGGTCGTTGAAGCTTTTATTCCAGTTGCTCCCGATATTCCAGAATCCCCCCTAAAAGCCATGATTCTAGGAGCTTGCAATAACCCGACATGGGTAAAGGGCAGGATTGACGGATTCAGCGTCAACGTCAAAGTTCCCGCTCAGATGGCAAAACGCTTGATTGGAAAGCAAGTTGATGTTATCCTTGTTGATTCCGACCTTGGGGATTACTACCAATACATACCATGAATCCAATTCAAGAAATAGAAGATGAGTCCCTTGTTTACGTGGACAAGGAGCCGGACATTGGTGCGTTGGCAAATGCTTACGATACCTGCCTGATTGATCTGGATTACTACTTTGAGTCCTGCTTGCGTTCTTACAATGACCGCAGGAATATCTGGGATGGGAAGTCTGATGACCTTCGCAAGAACGGAGCAAACGCTTTCCCGTGGCAAGGTGCTTCAGATCAAGAGGTGAACGTGGTTGGCGAGCGTATCGACCTGTATGTGGCCTTGTTTGACCAAGCGTTAGCACGTTCCCATATCAAGGCGTTCCCAACCTCAATGTCTGCAATGCCCCGCGCTGCGGTTGTTTCCGGCTTCCTCAAATGGATGCGTTCCACCTACATCCCAGACTTCAAGCGGCAGATGGAGCTTGGCGGGAACTACTTGATGGAGAAGGGGATTATGGTTTCCTACGTTGGTTGGAATCGTGAGAAGCGTTCCTATCTCCAGAGTGTTAGCCTGGAACAGATTGGTGAAGCATCTCCCGACCTTGTGGAGTTGATCCTTAGTGGGCAGGATGACGAGTTACTGCTCAATCTAATCCAAGATTCATTCCCTGACCTTTCCACAAAAAGAGCGAAGAAGGCAATCAAAGACCTTCGCAAGATGGGCGTGGCGGAAATCCCGCTTGCTCGCCAGACGGTTGACTGTCCGGTTGTCTATGCTTGCGCCCCCGATGGTGAGGTGATGTTCCCGTCTTACATTTCCGACCCACAACGCGCTCCGTACATGTTCTGGCGCACCTTCCTTACCGCTCAAGAGCTTGAGAAAAAGGTGACGAACGAAGGATGGGATCGTAAATGGGTGGATAACGCCATTGAAACACTTCGCGGCAAAGACTCTATGTATCTCGATGGCGAGAAGGTAAAGACCCAGACACGCCTTCCAATCACCGACGACAACGACCTTGTAATGGTGGTTTATGCGTATCAGCGTTTGATTGATGAAGAGGACGGTTCCGAGGGTATCTATTGCACCGTGTTCCATCCTCAGACAGACGGCTATGCCAAGCATGAACTACTGAACGGATACGATGACTACCCCTTCGTAGTTACCCGCCTAGCCAATGACCAGAAACGGATGTATGAAGTTCAGACTTTTTCAGATATTCTGCGCGGCCCACAGATGCAAATTAAGACGGAGCGTGACAGCCGGATTGATCGAGCGTCTCTTGCTACTCTACCTCCTATTATGCATCCTGCTGGACGTCCTCCTTCTGATTGGGGGCCTGGCCGCAGAGTCCCGTATCGGCGTTTGGGTGAGATTGCATTCGGTCCGATTCCTCCGCGTGATGATGGTTCTGTTGAAAGTGAGTTGGCGATGCGTGACCAAGCTGACAGGGCTATTGGTCTTGATCTTTCGAATCCCCTTTCGTCGGCACGGCAGCAATACTACATCGGAAAGTTCCTAGACCATGTGAGGGACGTTCTTGCGATGGCATGGAAGCTGTATCAGCGTATGGGGCCGGATGAGGTTTTCTTCCAAGTTACCGGAAATCCCAATCCACAGGTGATGCAGAAGGGAAGTCCCGATGACAATTTCAGCATTACGGTTTCGTTCGACTCGACTTCATCCGACCCTGAGACAGCGGAGACGCAGTTGAAGAACATGGTTCAGTTGGTTCAGTTGGATCGTAACGGCATCATGGATGTAAACAAGCTGCTTGAGTTTGCGGCTTCGTCCATCAATCCAATTTTTGCGGATTACGTTCTGCAACCAGCGGAAGAGGCACAGCAGAAAGTGGCTAAGAACGTCACCGATGATCTTGCTAAGATATTCGCTGGCATTGAAGTCCCCGCTCAACCGAATGGAGCGCAGATTGCTATGCAGATGGTTCAGGCTTACGTCCAGCAGCCCGATGTTGCGGCTAGGGCGCAGTCTGACGAGGCTTTCGCTGCTCGCTTGCAGAAATATGCCGGAGCCTACCAGTTCCAGCTACAACAAGCCCAGAATGCTGAAATCGGGAAAATTGGAGTTGCTCCCGCTGAAATGGGTGGTATAAATCTTCAAGACATGGAACAATAACAACATGAAACAAGGACTGTATTCAAACATCAATGCTAAACGCAAACGTATCGCAGCCGGAAGCGGAGAGAAGATGAACAAGGTCGGCAGCAAGAAAGCTCCGACTGCGAAAGCCTTCCGCGACTCAGCTAAAACCGCTAAGAAGAAATGAACACAAAAGAAGAATACAATTTTGTCCTCCGCGATTGGCTTGCAGGACAGGCCATGCAGGGAGCTTCAAACTTTATCAACATGCATGAGCTCCATTATGAGGATTCACTGAAAGAGTTAGCGGTTACTTCATACCGTATTGCCGATGCGATGCTTGCTGAACGCAACAAAAAGATAACGCCATGAACAAGCTGCCAATCGACGTAGCCCGATGCAATGGAGAATGGGTGGAGGACGGTGCGGATTCTGCTTGGCGCGAAGGTTGCGAGACCTGCCTACGGAGAACCGCCCTTCGTTCAGAATACTACTCGTTGATTGATCCGCCCCCTATTATCGCCTTTGAGTGCGAATATCTGATTGAACCATGATGGAAAAGAGATTTACAAAAATAGTCACCAATCCCGCTACCGGACGCAAGAGAACCGTGAAGTTTGGGCAAAAAGGCGCGACTATCTCCCCAGGTTCCGCCCGTGGTGACAGCTATTGCGCCCGTTCCGCCAAGATCAAAGGAGATTGGAAGTCAGACCCCAACTCACCAAATCAGTTAAGTCGAAAAAAATGGCGTTGCAAGGGAAGCAAATCAATAAAATAACATGACACCACTACCAAAACCAACCATCCAGCAAGCCGTAGCAGTTCTCTCAGACCGTGACGAGTTCAAAGCAATCATCCAGTACATCCAAGACGAGCGTGAGAGATTCTTCGCAGACCTGCGAATGTGCGCCGATACAAACGATGTAATGAAGATTGTTGGCAGCGTGGCAACATTGGATGAGCTTCTTTCCTTGTTGAAAAAAGAAGGTTGACTTTTCAACACTCCGTGCTTTTATTGCCTCGCCGTTTCGTTTTCGGCGTGTTTGTGTGTTCAGGGAGCCGTAGGGGAGAAATCCTCTACGGTTCTTCTGTTTGAACAGGTCGATGCGGTGAACGCTGTGCGTCACCGATCTTGGCTGTTAGCGATACGAATTTGATGCCGCTCCAGTAGGTCGTGGCGGTATTGATCGGTGTCGTAGGGTTCAGCATCACCGACAACAAACAGCCCCCATTTTTTCGTGCGGTCATTGAACATCATCACCTGTCTGATTTCCCCCGCATCATCTTTGATGATGTAGAGGTTTTCCGTTTCATGGAAGAACGCTAACAAGTCCGTGCTGGGCAATCCGCCGTCTGGCGTGTTTTCGGGAGTGGTATTTTCTGACATGGTTTCTAGGGGTTCGGAGTTTCGGGGTCGGCGGATGCCAGACGAGAGGCGTTAGCGATGGAAATCTCCTTCATCTCGCGCTCGTAGTCTGGGTTCAACCAGTCGCGTTTAGTCGGAAGGTCTTCGTAGAGTCTTGCGATCAGCCACACGGCGCGACGGTTTGCTTGAAGAATTTCGCGCTTGAGTTCCTGCGTCATACTACGAATGACTCCAGCTTTGGTTCGGCATCTTTGCTCGGCAGCCCAATTGCCTGCGCTTGCTGCGTCATTGGCAAGGTTGTTTGCTGTTTCTGCCCTCTTTTCCCATTGTTCGATAAGATTAGTAAACAAGTCATGCGAGGCAATCTCTGGTAAGTTTTCTGGTGGATTCCGGCTCATGGTTTCGTGGCTCCTTTCTCGCCGTGGATGGACTCGGCGTTAGCCTCAATAATTTCACGCAGTCGGGAGGCGTCCCCATTATCAGGAAAGCCGATACATACATCATCGCGCCAATCTTGGTCGACTGAGACATTAACCCCGCCGCCTAGCGTGTCGTAGCTTAGTCCTCCAGAGTGGTTTTCGAGCACATAGGCAAAGACTTTGAGTAATTCTATTAGTTCTGGTTTCATAATCAAAAAAGGCTAACCGAGTATTTGTTTCATATTTTTGTGTTGCGGGGTTAGTTTAATCCAGTTCCCATCCTATGCGACGAATCCATGAAAGGGCGGATTCCATTGGCATGATCATTGGGAACTCTTTGATTTCATCAATACACTTTTCGGCAAATAATCCCGTCCGCATAAAAATTCTTTCGCCTCCAATATGCACAACGCCATACTGTTTGTTTTTGAACTCGCCAAAAAAGACGAGTCCAGATTTTAGCGTTACCAAATACACCTTTCCTTTTTCCATTTTGTTTTCGTATTCCATGTTTTTGTGTTGCGGGGTTAGTTTTCCTTTTTTCTCAGTCGATTCAAGAAGAATCTTTTCTTTTTTCAGTCAACGTCCCTGGTGGTGATCCTCCGAAGCGGACACGGTTGTCCCGTCAAAGAGTCAACCGTGATTTAAGAACGTCCCTGTATGGAGCCACCCCCTTGCTTTCTCACGTCGGGGATAGAACCCGGCCTTGTATCGGGAGTAGGACTGTCTCGGTAGATTCTCCCTGCGAATTGCTCCGCGTGATACAAGGCTTGCCCAGCCTTTCGACTGCGACTGATTACCCGTGCGCTGACAACCTAAACGCACAGAACCTTGAAATCTTCCAGCTAGCCAAACTTCACGCCATTTCTCAGACTGCTTGGTTAGATATGTTCGTTGCCCTTCCACTGGAAAGGAAAAGCCCCGAGGCGGGAGGTTGCAATACCGCGCTCGGGGCTTCTGGTGCTGACAGCTATGACAGCAGGGGGAAATCCTTGTGACTTAAGTGCAACCTCTCGTCGGCGCAAATCTACGCAGGTTTTTTCACCAGCGCAAGAAAAATCTTCAAAGAATTTACATCGCCTATTGACAAGTGCGATAAATTCGCATAAAGCTCTTTCAAGTCGCACCGCCGAGCGTAAATGGCGTTCCCAATATGAGCAATCCAGAAGCTACCGCTGAAGCTATCGAATCAGTGTCTAACCTGTCATTTGAAGAGCTTGTAGCTCAGAGAACGGCAAGACAAAATCCAGAACCTGAATCCGAGGAGCAAACCGAAGAAGAAGTAACCGAAACTCAAGAGGAAGAGATTTCCTCCGAAGAAGAGGAAACCGAAACAGAGGAAGAACCCGAAGAGGAGGAAGAGGAAAGCGAAATTGATCTACTGTCGTTGACCACGGAGCAGATTCAATCTTTAGCCAAAAAGGGTAAGAGCCGACTCCTTCAACGGATTGGCGAGCTAACCGCTCAGAAGAAAGCCCTAGAGGAAAAGATTCAGTCCCAACCGGAAATCAAGGAAGTCCCTCAAGAACAAAACCCATTCCGCGAAATACAGTCATTCGATGACCTAAAGGCGAAATACAAGGAACTTGAGAAAACCCTCGATTCAACAGATGAACTATTGGAGGAATACGAAGATTA